CACCTTGCCTAATGGCTCGACCGTATCAAAAGCCTTCAGGGGAATCGCTGAATCTCAAGCTGAGCTGTTCACCAAAACGGTCCAGTCTGGATTCTTGGCAGGTGATTCAGGGCCACAAATGGCAAGGCGCCTAAAAGGCCGTTTGAAGTTTGCTGATTTTGGGCCGCTATCGGTCCGGCAACTAGCGCAGGCAGGGGGCCAGCTCACAGCAGTAGCCAATCATCAGGTCAACGCGCTGGTGCGGACGAGCGTCAATCAAGTGGCCAATACGATCAGCCAGGCCACCTACAAGGCCAACGCTGAGATCACAGAGAAATATAAATACGTTGCGACGCTGGATTCACGAACCTCCGCACGCTGCAGGGCATTAGATCAGCAGGTGTTTGACTACGGAAAGGGGCCAACACCCCCGCAACATTTCAACTGCTTACCTGGGGACGCTCACGTAACGACCAGTGGCAGCATCGCGGCGGTTTACCGTCGGAGCTATCAAGGCTTTCTCTATGTCATCAAGACCACCAATGGTCAAGTTCTCAGAGTCACCCCAAACCATCCTGTACTGACAAGTGCTGGATGGAAGCCTGCCAATCTCGTACATGTTGGCGACAAGGTTTTTGCGAGCAATGTCATTCCACCTGAAATTATTGTGAATGACCAGAAACAGCATGTCGTAACCACTGCTGAGGATGTATTCCGTGCGTTTAGTGAATCTGCGACGGTGTTCGCCGTAAAAGTGCCAACCTCCGCCCCAGACTTCCACGGCGACACGTCTAGCCCCCAGAGTGCAGAGCAAATCGCAGTTGTACTTGCCGACGGGGAACTGCTTCTCGCAGTCAATCCCAGACTTCTCAAGACATTGCTGAACTTTAGATTCAAGCGGTCCGACTTTGCGGCAACGGGCAGCAGCCATGCGGCACAAAGTTTCGTCACTGTTGGGCAGTCCGCGCTTTGCAATGTTGGCAGCGGAGGCAAGGGCTTTGCGTTCAGCTGCACTGGCGCGAGACATGCGGGCGAACTGCTGTTCACTCCTGTTTCTCAGCTTGCGACCGGATTCCAAGATGATCCGCTCAATGGGACGTGGCGAGACGCCGAATCGATTCGCGATGCCATGAACGCCGACACCATCATCGAACAGGGATACAATCAGGTCGAGGTCTGCTGGATTGGCCGGGAACCATTTAGCGGGCATGTCTACAACTTTGAGACAGAGAGCGGCACTTACTGTGCTGACTCCATTTTAACTCATAACTGCAGATCAACGACCGTCCCAGAGATCGATTATGCAGCGCTCGGGATGCCTGAACCGCCACCTAGCGCAATACGCAGGCCAGGCATCATTTCAGGGCCGATGAGCAAAGCCGCCAAGACGCGGACGGTTCCGGCCAATCAGTCTTATGGGGAATGGCTGCAGGAGCAGGGCGATAACGTGAAACGCGACGTTTTAGGGCCTAGCAGGATCCCTTATTGGAACAAGCTGGTGAAGAAATACGGGCCAGAGGATGCAATCCGTAAGTTTGTCGCGAATGATGGTTCAGAGTTGACGTTGAAGCAGCTCAAGGAAAGGTACGGGCAGCCCTAGAATCAAAACAGCGAAAGCCATCCAGATGAAATACTCAGCAGGCATGAAGAAGGGCACTAAAAAAGGCAGCAAAAAGGGCGGCAAAAAATGAAGCCAGACCTATCTGGATGCCCTGGCTGAAACCTCCGAAATTCGGATGTTTGACCTGATCGAGTCTCGCCAGGGCCAGGGCAGCGATCAAAGGGCCTCGAGGCGGCAACATCGTTAGGGTTGGCACGGCTGACGATCCAGTGATCAAACTCAAATCAGAATCGACAGGCAACCCAGTCCTTAAGCGTCGATCACAATTGAAAGCAGCACCAAAGACGAAGTGAGTATCAAGCGCGGCGGCCATACGTTTGACGGCTATGACAAGCCGATCCGAACACCAAGCCATCCCAGCGGCAAAAGTCACGCTGTAGTGGTGAAGGTTGCCGGCAAACCCAAGCTGATTCGTTTCGGGATGCAGGGCGCAAAGCCAAAGCCGCCACGTAAAGGTGAGTCAGCAGCTGATAAGGCAAAGCGTGCATCATTCAAAGCACGACACGCCAAAAACATCGCCAAAGGCAAAACATCTGCAGCCTATTGGGCGGATAAAGTAAAGTGGTGAGGCAAATAAGCCTTACGGGTTTCACATGACCGACGAGATTACGTCTCAAGAACAAGAACAACCAACAGCCGATGTTGAAGCACTGAAGAAAAGCGTTGAAGCATTAGAGCGCAAGAATTATGAGCTGATAGGCAAGCTAAACAAAGCGAAGGCAGCTGATGTTGACGTTCAGGCGTTGATTGATTTCAAGGCAAAAGCGGAGCAAGACCAGCTGGAAAGCAAAGGGCGATACGCTGAGGCCAAAGCTGCGCTTGAGCAGCAATTCAGGGAATCGGCCACTGAGAAAGACAAGCGGATTCAAGAGCTGACCGACCGCGTGCAAGAGCTTGAGTTGATGGCACCAGCAGTTAGCGCATTGTCTGAAGTGGTGCATGATCCTCAGCTGGTGCTGAACACCCAGCTGAAGCGCGACCAAATCCAGCGCGAGCCGGATGGCACTGTCGTGGTGGTTGATGGCTATGAGCGCACCCCTGTGGGGGAATGGGCGAAGGCCAAAACACCGGCATGGATGCAAAAAGCACCAAAGCCGCAGGGCAGTGGGGCGCCATCGTCGAGGGCTAGCGGTGAGATCACGCCGGGCACGAAGAACCCATTCAGCGCTGAGGGCTTCAACCTTACAGAGCAGTCACGACTGTATAAAACAGACCGTGACTTGTATGAGCGGCTCAAAAATGCTGCAAACCGCTAATATGTAGCGAAGGTGAAGCTACGCAGAACCGTAAGGGTTACGCCCGAAAAATAAACAACCATTTTTTAGGAGGTTAGTCATGGCGGTTCTGCGCTCTGACATCATTATTCCAGAGGTTTTTACCCCGTATTTGATTGAAGAATCAACGCGGCGTGATGCCTTTTTGCAAAGCGGTGTTGTTGCACCATTGGCCGCGCTTAATGCGGCACAAGAGGGCGGCGATTTCGTCAACGTTCCCTTTTACAACGCAAATCTTCCAGGTGATTTTGAAGTTCTGTCTGACAGCTCTTCATTAACGCCAAGCAAGATTTCAGCCCAGAAGCAAGTTGGCGTCGTGCTTCATCGCGGTCGTGCGTGGGAATCACGTGATCTTGCTGCTCTTGCTGCTGGTTCCGATCCGATGGCCGCCATTGGCCAGAAGGTTGCCAATTACGTCAACCATCAGCGCCAAAAAGATATGCTCGCATGTCTTAATGGTGTGTTTGGTCCGGTCAACAACAACAGCTCAGCATCAGCCTTCTTTGATCTGACAATTGACGGCGAATCTGGTGATACTCCAACATCACTCAGCCCCCGTCAAGTTTCGCAGGCCCGTGCATTGCTCGGTGATCAAGGCGAGAAGCTGACTACGATCTGTATGCACTCAAAAGTTTATTACGAACTTGTTGAGCGTCGTGCTGTTGATTACGTCAAGGCAACAGATGTGGCCGGCGGTGATGCAACTGCATCCGGCGGATCGATTGCAGCTGCCTACGGTGACGTGACAGTTCCCACCTACCTGGGAATGCGTGTGATCGTCTCTGACGATGTGAACACCGTTGGATCTGGTGCATCGACTGAATATGCGACCTACATGTTCAGTCAGGGCAGCGTCGCAACTGGCGAGCAGGCTGGGATTGCAACGGAGACCGATCGCGACATCTTGCAAAAGTCTGACGCGATGTCAATCGACCTTCATTACATCTACCACCCAGTGGGTGCAAAGTGGAATGTCACTGATTCCAACCCAAATCGCACCCAGTTAGCAACTGCTTCCAACTGGACCAAAGTGTACGAAACCAAGAATATTGGAATCGTTCGCGCCACCGTCGTTTCTGCAATGGATTAATCAATCATGGCAAGCTTTTTTGAAACATCTGCCGGACTAGCCATTGGCTACGTTTCCGGCGGGGCTGTAACCCAGCTCACAAGCAAGGCAACAGGCGTAACCGTGAATGCTCCATCAGGAGCTATCACGACTCATGACGCATCATTGGCAGGTAACGACGAGGTGACTTTTACCGTCACCAACAGCTCTGTTACCGCTAGTGACGTGGTTTTAGTCAGCGTCCAGTCTGGTGCAACCACCGGGCTTTACCTGGCGTTTGTATCCGCCACTGCTGCAGGGAGTTTCGACGTAACACTTTCAAACCTCGGTTCAACCGCTGGTGAGGTTGTGGTCGTCAACTTCGCGGTAATGAAAGCCGCAGCCTCATAATCATGGGGCTCTACG